AGCCCAGTACCAGTTCTAAAACCACCAGCACCACCAGCCCCTGATGCGCCATCACTAACACCACCTCCACCACCTCCAGCAACCACAAGGTATTCCACCTCGGTCACTCCTGCGGGGCAAGTCCAAGCACCAGATGCGTTGAATTGCTGAACAACATCAACCGTTGTGGCGGGTGTTACTGTGTATTTGAGTATGACAATGCCAGAGCCGCCTGATGCTCCATTGCCACCAGTATTGCCACCACCGCCACCACCTGTATTTGTAGTTCCTGAAGTTGGAACAACCGCAGGAGTATATTTGCCCCCTGCCCCGCCACCACCAGAGCCACCAGACCCTACTGTTCCGTCAAAAGTAGAGCCACCACCACCGCCAGCATAAGTTGTAGAAACTCCAGATATAGAAGATGCCGTTCCAGCACCCCCCGCCCCTCCAGGAGTTCCAGATCCAGTTCCAGTAGATGCGCCACCAACTGCGGAAGCACCGCCACCCCCACCGCCAGACCATGTTCCAGAAGTTGAGCCTAAGCCGCCATTGTTTCCTTGTGAAGGGCTTGTAGATGGTGTATTTCCAGAACCTACTGCCCCTGCGCTTCCACCTCCACCGCCTCCAGAACCACCAGAACCAGCAGCGGTAGAGCCTTGACCACCTTTCCCACCGCCAGCCGATGTGATCGTGCTGAACACAGAATTAGAGCCGTTAGTAAATGTGTTTCCACCCGCACCTACTGTGACTGTGTAAGAAGTTCCTGCGGTAACGGCAAAGCCTGTTCCTGTTCGGAAGCCACCAGCACCACCTCCTGCGCCACCATTTTCACCAGCACCGCCAGGCCCACCGCCACCTCCACCTCCACCACCCACAACCAAATACTCCACCTCTGTTACACCACCAGGGCATACCCACGTTGTAGACGAAGTAAAGGTTTGGATGATTGTGTAAGGGCCAGCCGCACTAGGCTTTAGGAACCCCAAAAGAACATTTAATATTCCGGTCACGATACATTCCCGCCAATAACACAAACAGTTCCAGAGATAAATAGAATCGTTGCCACACCACGAGTCGCCAAAGTGACTGATGCTTTGTCTTCGTCTGTTCCAGCAATGTAAGCCGTAGTGATTGTACAAGTCACCGTGATGTCGCCGCTCGTGTTGTTAAAGAGTGAAACTACGTCACCCTCAGAAAAGGTTGCATCAGGGATTGTGATTGAACCACCTGAACCTATTTGGACGTATTTACCAACATCAGCGGTCTGAAGGGTGTACGAAGTGGTCTTTGTTCCAACAGCAGGGACATCCCTAAAACCTACCCCATTTGTTCCGTCTACCGTACAAGATGACAGGGTTCCTGACGAAGGGGTTCCTAAAGCGCTGTCAAATACAACAAATGCGCCCGCAGATCCGGTGCTAACACCTAAAGCTGTCGCTACATCAGAGCCAAGACCCGACACACCGGTTGAAATGGGTAAACCCGTACAAGAAGCTAGGGTTGCGCTATTAATGTTAACGGCTGTAACGATATTAGCGGCAAAATTGCCAGTTGCGTCTCTTGCCACAATGGTTGACGCACTATTGGAAGATGAGGCCGTGGTCCTGGCGTTGCTCAATGTTCCTGATGACACGTTTGATGCGTTTAAACCGGTTAAACTTTCGCCTGCGGTCATTGCCGCTGTAACGCCCGATCCTGTGCTGTAGACCCACATGCTTTTACCAGCCGGAACCGTTACATTTGTTCCAGTTGAATTTTTAACTTCAACATCGTCAGAAAGCCCGTTGTTAACAATGTAAGGCTTTTCAATGTCTGGAACAGTTAAAGCTGTTGTTGATCCTAATCCAGTCCCTGTAAGGTTTAAACGCAAATTGCGAGCCGTTTGGCTGGCATTGGTGTCTGTCAGGGTTATAGAAACATTAGAACCTGAGAAAGCGACATCAGCCGATTCTGCGATTGCTTCTTCAATTGCAACCCCTAGATTGTCGTTGGTGACGTTTCCCCAAGTCCCACTATTTTCACCAGTTGCCATTAACTGGATTTTGAGTGAACTGTATGTACTTGCCATTTTAAAACTCCTAAGCCGCTTCTAGTATGGGTTGCCAATTTGGAGTTTGTGCCGTATCAATGATACCCCAAACCAGCGGTTTTCCTACCCGCCCGGTTGCAAAAACTCCAGTCACAACTACATTTGCTTTTGCGTCAATTTCGACGGTTCCAACTGATCCTGTTGCAGATATACCCGTTGGGAATACATTTGCTTTTGCATCAGTTTCTGTTGCTCCAATAAATCCACTTGCTTCTAAACCAGTAACTTGAATATAGTTATTGGTTTGTAAACTAATTGTTCCTAATAATCCTTGCGCTAACTCTCCAGTTACTTCCAGATTATTATTTGACTGTAAAGAAACATCTCCAACTGTTCCGGTTGCTTCAACGCCTGTAACTGTTACAACTGTTGGAGCAATAATAATTGGCGTTCCAAGAACCCCGGTAGCTTCAACACCGGTTACTTCAATATTATTATTAGTTTGGAGCGTTACATTGTTAAGTTGCGTTGTGCCTAATACACCACTAACATTAACCGTAGCCGCCGCCCTAACAGCTTCCTCTCCAAGAACACCAACACCTTCAACGCCCGTTACTTGAACAACGGCTTCGGCTCGGGCAACTACATTGCCAACACTTCCTGTTGCTTCGTTTCCGTCAACTAAAACTTCGATAAGATCCAGACCCCAAGCCCCACGGGACCAAGGGCCAGAACCCCAACCTAAGTAGTCGTTTGACGAAGCCACAACTTACGCAATTCGGATGATCGCCGCCGAGTTACTTGCGGTAGGGAAAATGATTGTGAAATCCCCGTCCGTAGAAGTTTTTGTGCCTCCAAAACTAAGCACACAAACCGCCGGATTGGTCAGAGCCGTGTTGGCGTTGCTGTTGGCAGATGGGGTGGAGTTGTAAATCAGAGCGCCAGCGGCATTGACCGTCACATTCGAGAAGGTCAGATCCGAGAAGTCCACAAAGCCCGTTCCTGCCTCGGCATTCGTGTTAGTAGCCACCACACCCAGGTTGTTTAAACTGGAGCCACCGGCTGAGTAGTTCGTACCTGAAGACTCATCCGATGCGGTGTAAGCGGTTGTATTTGCATCGATAGTCGCTGAATCGAGATACAAAGCGAGTTTAAACGTGTCTGCGCCAGTATCGCCGGTGGGGCGGAAATCATGCACACCAAGCATAAGCTCGGCTTTGAAAGAGGTACACATTGCTTGTGTAATTGCCATTTTTAACTCCTATTCGTCCAAAAGTTTTATAAACTCAGGATGTCCGGCTTTTTTGAACTTGTTTGCCAAAGTCACATGGTTGGAGCGAACCGCTTCGTGCATGTACTGGACCAGAACCTTCCTGATGCTTTCCCGAAAGGCTTCGGCTTGATCCCGGATGACCGGGTGGGTTTGACTGCCAACGTAAATGATTTTGTCCAATGCTCGTTCTGCAATTTCCTCGGGAGTAAAACCTCGCCCGGAAGTTGTCATAACGGTTACGCCACCGCCCAATAAAACCGAAACCTCATTTCCTATCATCCGACTCGATACCTCGCCTGTTCAGTTCGATACATATCCTGGCGGTTCTTACCTTCGCTCAGGGTCTTAAGCATTGCCATAGCTTCATTGTAGCGTTTCTCGTACCCGGCGATAACATCTGGTTCGCCCTTCATAAAGGTGTAGGCCTCTAATAAAGCGCCATATAGAAGGGGCGGGTCAAAGTTATCTCCAAGCCACGATGAACCGGCGGTCACAATCGAAGGCGGGTAATAAAAATAGTGCAGTTCAACGTCATAATCCTGGTCCGGGGTTGGCCCCAGAATGTAGGAATCGTCGTCAAACATAGCGTAGTGACTTGGCTTTCCAGTAGCGGTTGGGCTGGGAAACGCCTGACGAATGTAGTTGACATCCTTGTTCAACAAATAGGTGTACTCGCCGCTTGTTGGATCAATGACCGCCAGGGAGAAATTAGCCAACCAATCGGAAGGAACCGTTAAATACGGGTTGTCTGTCGTGACGTTACCGGTGACGTTCTTGCGTAGCGCAAGGATCTGGACCGAGTTGTAAATCCTTTTCTCGGCCTCTTCGATGAACGTGTTGATCTGCTCCGTACTTGTCAGAGTTGCCGTACCGTTCCCAGCACTATCCGTGAAAGACGTTGCCGGGAAGTCGTTCTCGACGTAACCCTTAATCGTCTCGAAAAGCGTTGCGTAGTTCATTTAGCCCATCTTTGCGCTATGGTTCAAACCTTTGGTTGCCGCACCGGTTCCACGGGTCTTCATGGTCTGGGTCTTGGGAACCTCGTTGGGATAGCCAGCAGATGGCGTGACCGGGTAAACCTTGGGTTGGCTGTACTTGCCAATCGGCTTTGAATCGGTTGCTGGCATAAAATTGAATTTATCCGTGTCCATAATGTTCCTAACTTATTGATATTGTTACAGTTCCTATACTGCCTGTTGCCTTAAGATTATTGGGCGTTAACCCATTGTCATCGCCCATCCCGACAGGGTTCCAACCCCATTGAATATCTCGACTGCCTAATTGGTTGTTGCCAGATACCACATAGGAGGTATCGGTTCTTGGGTTTCTTACGGCCTGCGGATCATCGATTGGATACATCCCTAACTGCAATTGCGGTTGATCCGGTTCCCAGCATTCTGGGCATACAAGAATGTTAACTTGCTTGGTTTTAATTACAAGCTTTTTTAGCTCCTTTAGCTTGTACTGAAAGCCACATCTGTCACAGATGGCAATCGAGTGTTTGCCTGATGAAAATCGATTACTCATGGCTACCCAATAAACTGTTGTTGGGGAACGATCCTAATCGCCGCCTT